CACAACCGGATGGAAGTTGCTGTAGTGGTCCAGAAAATGCCTGTACAGGCTGTGCAACTGCACAAAATCTGCACAGGGTTAGAGGCTCGCAGCGAGGGCGAAGAGGGCGTCTACCTCGGCTTCCGTCTTGCCCAAGGCAGCGGCAAGCCCGGTGATCAATGGGTTGTCTCGACGGAACTCCAAGGCGTACTCCCAAGCATCTTTCGTCGTCTGGTCTGCTCCTGCAACAGACGCCTCGATCAGCCCACGTAACCCAGACGCGTTCAGCGCCTTCCGGATTTGCCACGGCGTGACGACGGTGGGGAGCGGGGCGGGGTCCGGGTCCTCGACAGAAACCCCTGCCGGCAGATGTTCCGCGAGGACGCTCTCTACCGAGTCGTCGTCCTTGACCCTCGCCGCCACAGTGCGTGACGCGTCCGTGTATTTCCACGGACTCACAGTTCGGCCCCGGTGAAGATGAGTTTGCCCGTCCCGTTGGTATAGACCCGCGCACCCTGTCCAGCCGTGGCCCCGCTGATGGTGCAACTGAGAGACGCTTGGTTCTTTCCGCCAAGGTTGATAGTGATGGCAGACGTTGCCGACGTGTATCCTCCGCCTTGGAATGTCAGGAACCCCACCGAACTCGCGGTGACGGCGGTGATCGGGACACGGGTTGGGACAAGGAAGTTGACTTGAAGCAAGCCGGTTGTCGATGAGTACATCAACCCCCCTCCAACCTCCTCGCTGGCAGCGTAGGAGAACACAGGTAGATAGCGAGCGCAGATCAACTGCTCAAGGGTGAGGCTTCTGTGCTCGAACGACGTGGCATTCGTACCTTCCTCGAACTGAACCAGCGTCAGGGTGCCAGTGTTGAACTCGATGGTCGTGTTCGTGCCCCCGGTGACCGACCCGGTCACACCTGATGCCCCATACGAACCCGCCGCAATCTTTCCTTGCGCCGTACCCATCCACGTCAGGATGTAGGTCGCCGACATCAGGTTGATACCCTCGATGACCTGCTGCATGCTGCCGGCGCTGATCGTCAGCGTTGTCAGGTTGTTGGACGTGGCGAACGAGTACGTGCAACCGGATGCGCCCGCTTTCCAACCGTCGAACAGGTACTGGCCCGCGCTCAGGGTGCCGGAACTGGCGACGGCACGAGAGTCGACCGCGAACTTGCCGTTGACCACCTTGTTACGGTAGCCAAGGGAACTCGTCGGAAGCCCAAGAGCGGCACGGGCCGCAGACTTGTCCGCAGAATCTGTACCCAAGAGGTCAGACAGGAATGTGCGAACCGTGCTCATGAACGTCTTGGCCCCGCCTTGCGTGACAGAAGACCCGGTAAAGTCAGTGGAGGGAGGGAGAGTTGCCATTTAGAATCCTTGTATTGTTGCGTCAATTGAACCTGCCACGCTATTCAAACTGCTGTCAATGCAGTTGATCAGCGGACCCAGATTCGCGTTTTTATCCATCACAATGGCGGATACCGCAGTGCCACCACCTTCATACTGCAAAGTCACAGAAACGTTCTTGATCTGTCTGTAGGTTTTGGTTATCGGAAGGCGTGTGCCGCCAAAGAGGACAGACAGATCCTCGAAACTCTCGGTTATATCGGGAACATCAATGGTAACAGAAAGCGCGGATACCCTGTGCTCGTTGGATGACGCCGGAGTTTCCAGTTTCCATTCGTACATCCCGACCTCAGCCGTGATATAACCCGGCCAAGGGATCCAGTCGTCCAGTATCCACATTGCATCGCTGTCACTGTCCCACATCGGGTCGCCCTCGGTGCTCCACATATCCGAAAGTCCGTTTTTCCGGTAGGAAATACCGATGGCTGATGACGTGTGTGTGGTCGCGAGACTGACCTTGGCCCCGACCCAGTCCGCAACCATGTCACAAGAGAACTCGTAGCTGGTTGCAAAATAGGTTGTTGTATCCCACAGCGGATCGGACTCTTCCAAGTCCCAGAAGTTGTAAGAGTCATCCGCCCACATAAGGGGTGAGGAGTCGACATCTGAAACAAGATCCCCGCTACCCCCCTCCACAGCACAACCTGTCAGAGTGCCCGGAAACCCGTCAGCATGAACATCATAAGAGAACAAGACGTTATCCACAATCGGGTCGCCAAGATTCGCCACGATTACTGCGACATTCTTTGACTCATTCCCGGTAGTGTCCACCGCCTTTATGAGAAGCGAGACAACCCCGTAGGGGCGGCTTGTCATTGTGTAGCTGGAACCGACAATCAAACCTTCATGCAGTGGTGTTGCTGTACCCCAGTTTCTTGATGTGCCGTACAGGAATCGAATTTTGTACCCGGCCACGTCAAGGTCCGATACCGGGGTCCAGAGAAGGTCAACCCCTTTAATGTAGAAGTTTTCCACATTTGATGGGGGAGCCGTCTTCCCGATGACGGTGTAGGTCAAAAACGCTGGCGAAGATTTTCTACCCAATGAGTACAGGGCGCGGACTTCGATTGCAGTAACACCTTCATTGACAGGGAATATGTCTGCCGAGTTGGTGAGAACTCGTACAGATTTGAAGTTGGTGCTTCCCTGCCTCCACTTGACTTCGTACTCAGGCGCATTCCCCTGCCAAGCGACATGGAGTTTCGTACCCACCAGTCCAGGACCTTGCAGATACAGGGTGTCGGTGGCCGACAGATTCGTCGGGGTCCGGATCAGCGTCGTGATCGTGGAAATTGGAGATGGAGTGAAGCTGACGCCGAACTCGATTGCCGCATACTTCGCTGGTTCGTAGGCGAGGGCTGTGATGGTGGCTTGTGTTCCTTTCTCCTCAGTCACCGACAGTACGCGGAAAGTCTGCGGTACAACGTCCGTCGAGGAGATGGTCCACATCGCCATCGGCTGCGGCGTCTGTGAGAATGCACTCGCCAAGTTCAGGATCGTAATCGTTCCAGAGTTGGTTATCTGTCGATCTTCGACAGTTCCGTCCGGGAGTACCGCAGTCAAGGTGTGGGGGATCAACGCCGATAGCGTTACTGGCGCGTCGATTGTCGCCGTGGTTCCGACAACGGAAATGAACCTGCCGCCGATCCGCTCGCCTGAACGCAACTTGTCGGCGATCTTGATGGATGCCCCAGGGTAGGCAGCGTAACCTTCTAACCCAGTCTTGAACGTGACAAGATCGGTTTCCATTCTCTCGGTGTAGAGAATCCACTTGCCCATGCGGTGGGCCTGACCTCGTGACGTACACCCGAAAGCCAAGACCTCAGTTTCGTTCACGCCAAACTGCGCAATACCTTCCTCGTCCTGGACGTACTCCACCTTCTGCCGATACAAATCGGTGGGGTCATTCCACGTCACAAGCGCGACCGTGTGTCTCGCCGTCTTGGAACTCCCCGAGTAGGCGAACTCCCCGTCGATGACGTTGGCGTTTGAAAACAGGCAGACAGGATCGGACGGCATATCCGCTGTGGCAGTCACCTGCCCACCAGACCAGAACGCCATGCCACGGAACACGGACGCCATGTTCATCAGGACTTTGTATGCATCCTCGCGTGTCTGCAGGTACAGGTTGCAGGAGTAACGGCGCTCGAAGTAACCGAATCCACTTGGCACCAACTCATCGCAATACTTCCCGATCTCATATAACTGCCACTTGTCGATGGCCGACACGTCGACATTTGCACCGATACCGTAACGCTCATTCGTCAGCAGGTCGTAGAATACCCAGGCCGGGTTATCCGTCCAGCGGGTGAGGAAGGTCCCGTCCCAGACCCCTGAATAGGTGTGCGCAACCGCATCGTAATTCGACGGGATCTGGCACTGGATTCCGTAAATCTCATATCCGCGAGTTGGCACAGTCGGGAACTGCTTGGCGTCGATCAACAAAGACGCCATTGCGCTGTTCGGGCAGGACATCTTCGAGTCCACGATCTCGGCCAGTGAATCCCACCATGTCTGGTCCTGTACAGCAGATGACGAACTGTCTGCTGTCACCCGAGTCACTTTGATGTCCCAAGGTCCTGGGGCGGGCAGCTCTACCCTGTAAGAGCGCCGGTAACGTGACGTTGTTTTCCCGGTGATGGTGCTGGTGTAGGACAGATTCAGGGCGTGACCAGTGCAAGACGTGATCGCGCTCCCCGCTTCGAGCAATGTCACTCGAATGGCGCGGCTCCCCCACTGACCTGCTGGCGGATAAACCGTGCGCGAGAATTCTTCAGCGGAGCCGGCCTGGTAGCCAGACTCGTAGCTGTGCCAAATGTCGTCCGGACCTTTGTACTCCACGACCCAACGCAAGGGCAGGTACTCCGTCGTAGCCACAGCCTCAACGTCATACGTCAAGGGCACTGAGTAAACAACGTGCGATGGAAAACTGGCAGTGAATGTGACACCCATTTGGGTGCACGTGCCGTAGGTAATGGACGAGTCAGGGTAGGGAGGGTAGTCCAGGGTGTATGCGGGAACGTCCTCCCACACGTACCCCAACGGCACGTTGGCATACCCTCCACCATTGTTCTGGACTGATATTGAGATGGCCACCGACGACCCATGTAAATCGCCAGTTCTCAGGTCCTGCGATGTCAGTGCGGGGATACCTATCGTGACGCGTGCTGCATCCACGTTACCGGAGATCGAACGCACAATCGGGATGGCGCTGGTGACCTGAACGCCAACGGAGTATTCATTCTCGACCCCCACAGGCGAAGGCAAGTGGTCTTGGACATTGAACCCGTGGCGGAAATCGAGTGTGACACCGTTAAAGTTGGCCGACCCGTTCTTGGCCTGGATCGGGGTGCCGTCCAGATAGACTGACTGCAGCCCATTGACCAGGCCCTCCACAATCCCCTCAGAGATCAGGTCCACGACATGGGCGTACTGGCGGGACTGGAGGCTGTCCGGGTCCTCGACAGCCGTCCTGCTGGCCCCGGAACTCCCTCCACTACCCCCACCGCCGTGCCCGGTTATTCTCATACCGTTATCATCCCTGCGGATATGACCGCTGAACCTGTCATGATTTTGCCGTAGGCCAGCGGTACAGGGTGGCCCTGCGCCACGGTGTTGACCGGGCCGTTGAAGTTGTACGACGGTTTGTTTTCCACCTTCTCCGCGTCCATCCCTGTTTTGATCTTTGGCGTAGGGGAAAGCATCTCCACAACACCACCGATAACCATGGATGTTCCCAAGCTGGTCAGCCAAGGCATGTCAGTGTACAGCCCGACTGCGATCAGCACTACCCCAAGCACGATTCGCCCTACGGCCCCCGCCCCTTGAATCGTTGGTGCAATGCGGATGATCTCCTTGTCCGAAGACGGGTGCGAAAGCCCGTCGCAGGCGTTGCGACCACCCACAAACACTTTGAACGCACTCTGTGCGTGCGCGTGAAGGTAAGCACGAAACCCTTTCACCTGCGAGCACAAGGCGCGAACAGCTTCTGCGGGAGTTTTCACATCCATGCAATACTCCCGACCAAACTGTCGACCCATGTCACCGTAGAGTCGAATCGTCTTCATCCGACATACCTCAGATAGTGTGTGGTGGCGCGTCTCCAGAAAGACCCGTACACTTCACGACCGGACAGACGGTCCTTGACGTGGTGCAATATGACGTTGTCACCGACATAGACAGCGCAGTGGTTTGGCACAGTAGCCCCGACCCTCATTAGGATGCAGTCACCAGGCACCATCTCGTCTTGCTGGATTTCTACGAAACCGAAATCCTTGAAGTTATCGGTCAGGATGCTGACGCCAATCTCGAACCACACCACAGGACGTTCGCAGTCTGGCAACGTGATCCCGCGCTCCTGCTGGTAGTAGTCCTTGACCAGCGCATAGCAGTCCAGTAAACCTTCGCTGAACACCCTGCCGATGAGCGGGGCTTTGTACCCAGTCGGGTAAGTGATCGTGTGTGACCCGGTCGGGTGATTAACGATCAACCATGGTAGGCCCGACTGCTCGCACCCGACCTTGTCCACATCGGAAGGTGTCGCCGGAATGAACACGTGCGAGTGAGCGATCATGACCACGTCACAGTCATCCTCGATGCTCGCGTACTCTTCCGGTGCAATCGTGAAGTTGTTCAGGTTGTCCTTGGCCACGTTCTTGCAGCGGACATAGTCCAGGGCACCGTCGCGGAAAACGACCAAGCCGCAAGCCTCGCACGGCGCAACCTCGTTGGCGTGGGCCACGACAGCGGCGATGACCTCGTTCATGCTCTCACCAATGCCGCAGCAGGGAAACCCCCGAAGGGGAGAACCGCGTAGGTTCCGAAGCGAAGTTTGCAGGATGAAACTCGTTTCCCACACACGTCCTTCGAGATGTCGCTGGTAGGGGTGTCGCTTGCGGTGGCCACCGCTCCCCCGGTGTAGTTGCACTCCGACCCACGATAGCGCCACGGACAAACGTTCGCGATGATTTGCCGCTTAGGGATCTTGGCATTGACCAGGTCCATGGCCGAGACAAGTTCCCATTCGATGATGTTGCGGTTCTCGATGGACTTCCTATCGACATAGAACACGTCATCAGTGAAGTGCACGTTCGGGTCCGCGCTCGGGTTTCCTGTAGCGAAGTTGACCGCGTCCAGGTAGCGAACGAAAGTGCGCTTGCGCGTGATCTTGGACCCGATCAAGTCGTTCGCCGTTCTCGCCACCGCGCCCAGTGCTCCCCCAATGTTGCTGGCCCGAATCTTTGGGCGAGGGGCTGTGCCGCTGGCCCGCAACTCGAACCCGTCAGCCTCAAGAGGGAAGCGTGAGTACGTGACTCCCTGCCAAACTACATCGCCACCCAGTTCGTTGGTGCCTGCATGAAAATGGAACACGCCCCCGCTCACCACCGTGGCATCGAGTGTGAATAACTCAACCAGCGCCCCTGGGTCAAGTTTCTGGATGTCGGAAGCGATGCTCACTCAAACACCTGCTCGAACTTGCCCGTGACATCGAAGACTGTTGCCCCAGAGTGACCGATGGACCATTCACGGCAGATGAACTTCCCGGCCCGCCCGAGCGGATCTGTCCAGTCAAACGACGCGGTGCCCCCTCGGGCTTCCAGAAAGGCCAGGACTTCATTCACGTGCGTGGTGAATTTCAAGTTCCATTCCCGTGGTTTCGTGTTTATGCCGAGAGCAGTGCGCTGTTCATATCCGTCGCCAAACTTCGCGGAGTCGACATTGGGTTTGCATGTGGCGGAAGCGCCAATGGCGGGAGGGTAGGAAAATGTCGGCATAATGAGTTAAGCGTAGAGCGCCCCACCGGGACGTTTTTGGGTATTCAATTCCTCCAGAATCATACCACGAACGCGACTGGCGATTGCTCCCCAGGCGTCGGTTTTCTCTCCTTTGGACTGCGTCATTACACTACCATCTGCCTCATTAACGACGATGCTGATGCTCACATCACCGCCCCCGCCTTGGGCCTTCACACCCAAGCGTCCTTGGCTATCACGAGATAGCGGCATAACCGCTTCCGGACCTGCTTCTCCAAAAACTCCGCCGCGAGCAAACCCGTGAAGATTCTGGAAAGCAAATGTCTTTGGGCTGGATTGAACTGTGTTCGCATAGGCGTGTAGCGACGGGGAACCGGAGAAGACATTGCCCTTGGCGTTAACCAGATCACCCCCGTACACCGGGGCACCCGCCCCGGAACCAGGAATCTGATAACCTTGCCCGCCGCCCCCAAAAGCGAAACCGGCAACCATCTGCAGGAGCGATGCCACCCCCTTGCGCGCCATCATCCGTGCGACCTCGGCGAGAATCGTCGTGGTCAGGCTCTTGAACCCGAGCTTGCCTGTGGTGACAAATGCGGTCAGTGAATCCTCCATCGACTTGGATGCATTATCGAATACCGCCTTGCCCATCTCTGCCGAACTCGTCGCCGCGTCATTGTAGGACTTGAAGGCCCTCATCCAGCCGCCGACAAAAGACTCCTGATACGCCACATCAGCCGACTGCGCATCGAACTTGGCCTGTGCCGCTCTCTCTTTCTCGGACGCCACGTCCGGATTGATCTGGTTCCTGCCAACCTGCAGGTTCAGGTCCTGTTTCGACCTATCGAGTTCTCGTTGATTGCGCAGGTTCGCGACTTCCAGCGCTGTCTTGCCCAAGGCTTCCTGCTCGAACTTCAAGTCGTCCACGTACCGGCTGGACGCGATGATTGAGTCCGTGATGGCGTTGTTGTCGGCCGTCCGGTTCTTGGTCAGGTCAAGTAGTGTCTGCTGTTCCTGTTTCTCGATCTTGAGCGCGTTCTCAAGCAGGTCGTTCTGAAACTTGGTTATCTGGACCTTGTCATCTGCGGTCTTTGCGTCTTTCAGCGACTGCTCGATCCACATCCGTTCGATTTCAAGCGATGCCCGTGTGGCTGCGTTCTTCCTCTCCGTCGCGATGGACGAACTGATTGACTGCGCAGCGAGTTGCGTCTCGATGTCGATGATTTCGCGCCCGAGTTGGATCTGCTCCTGTTTCAGTCCGGAAGCCAGGTTGTCGTTGAGGATGCTGCGCAGGTCTTTGAGTTCGCCCCGGTTCGAGCCGCCCGCCTTCACTTCCTTCCCCAGAATATCGTCTGCGCTGCGCTTCGTCGTGGCAGGTTTGTTGGCAGCCGCAAGTGCCGCTTGATTGGCTTCCCCTGTGGCTTTGTACTCAACGTCGGCCTGCACGGCATAGAACTTGGATTGCTGCTCCCTGGTTGCTTTAGCTGTGTCAATCAGGGCGCGGGCGGCTTTGTATTGAGCGTCTTCCTTGGTGTATACCTCGCCCGTTGAATTGGTCGACGTGGCGTCCCGCACATAAGCAGCCGCAGCCTCCACTGCCGCATTCACGCCGGCCATTTTGTTCTTGCCCACGTACTGCTTGATGTAAAGTTTTGCGGACTCGTCAAGTGTTTCGTTGGACGCCACCAGTGCAGTCTGAACTGCCGCCAGTCGGCTTTGACTCATGGCCACGCTCGACACGTGAATGGAGCGCGCCACTTCTTCAAGAAGAACCTTGGCCTCCGCAGCAAAGTTGCGCACCTTCTCCGCGCTGCTCTCCATCGCTTCCGCTGTCCTATCCCTGAACAGGTAGAAGGCAAGGCCCGCAGCCGCCAGCCCGCCCACAACCAGGCCCATGGGACTCAAGAGCGCAGCGAACCCGGCAGGCAGCGATGCGAGGACTGTACTGGCGACCGTGGTGCCTTTGATGACAGGCCCCATTGCACCACTTGCCGCAAGCAGCGCCGCTGTGTACCCAGAGATGGCCGTCGAGGCCGCTGTCCACAGAGTCGCCCCGATCATGGCCGTCTTCAACACCACGTAGGCTTCTGCCAACGTGATGAGCGTGGGGGTGAGATCAATTGCCGTCTTGGTCAAGGTCAGCATCCCGCTCACGATCTGCTTCAAGCTGTTCGTGAAACTCTCATCGCTGAACAGATTCTTGAAGGAGTCAGCAAGCGACTTGAACGCAGGTTCCATCTCGCTGAAAGCTGAGATGAGCGAGGACTTCATGGTGTTGATCGCCTGCGCCCACCGACCCTTCGCTGTGTCCTCCAACTCCTTGGCGACACCAGACATGAAGCCCTCAGAGTTGTTGATCGCGTCCCGCAGTTCAATCCACTTGTCCTTGGTCAAAGCCATCATAGCGATGGCTTCCTTCGCCCCGCGCTCGCCGAACAAGCGTTGGAGAATCTTTACCTGATCCCCTTTGTTGAAACTTTCCAGTTTGTCTTTGAGATCGAACACAACATCAGCAAACGGCTTCATATTGCCCGCCGTGTCCTGAGTCTGAATACCCAAACGCTTGAACGCCTCAGCCGCTGCGGGAACCGGGCTGTACAACTCCTTCAGCATGTTGCGATAAGCTGTACCCGCCGCCGTTCCTGTGATGTTGACCTTGGCAAGCAGTGTGATGGCTGTCGCTGTGTCTTCCAGGCTGGCCCCGTACTGTTCGCCTACAACGGACGCCGTCTTCATCGCCTGCGTCATGGACTGCACGGATGTCTGCGACAGGGCGGCTGCCTTGGCAAAGACATCCCCGACGTGCTCAACGTTTCCGATGCTCAAACCGAAAGCGTTCATGACACCAACAAGAGTGACTGCGGACTGCTCCATCTCCATCTCACCGACCGTGGCCAAGTGAAGGACATGAGGCATTGCCGCGATGCTTGAAGTCACATCAAGGCCAGCCTGTGCGAGTATGCGATAACCACTGGCAATGTCGTTTGGCCCCTGCAGGCTGCTCTTTGCCAGGTTCAACGTGGAGCGCCCAAGCATCTCCACTGCCCCTGATGTTTCCTGAGAAAGCGCCTTCACAAACGTGAGTTGGTAGGCGAACTCAGAACCAGCCTTCGCCGCTTGAACGAACGCCGAACCCAGGGCGGCACCTGCCAGCAGGGGAGCCAAGGACCCGTAGGTGATCCACAACGTGCCAAGGCTCCCGGCCAAACCTCGGACTGCCGCATGCCCCTCGTTCGCGACCTTGTTCCAGTGCATCTGATGGTCCGCGCTCTGCTTGATGGCGGGGGCGAGGGACTTGTGGGAGTTCTCTAACTCCTTGACCGCCGCAGGTGCGGAGTTCATCAAAGAATCGTGGCGAACAGCAGAAGCTGCCCCGGCAGAACTCGATGCTGTGCTGACGGATGAGTTTGTCAGCAGGCTATTGTCTCTGGCCCGTGCCGCTGCAGTGGGGGCGACCACCCCCATCAAGGAGTTGTACTTGACCACCGATGCGGATGCCGCCGCAGCCGTTGCCGCCACCT